CTTCATGTGGGCGGCGATCACAGCCGGATCAGCCGCGCCGTCCCCATCGACGACAACAAAGCCGTGCTCTTTTACAAGCACAAAACCGACGCCGTTGAATCTGTGGGACGCAGCGACACAGTTCTCAAATGTGAACCATGTCGCCGGGTCGCGGACCGACGCAGCCGCGCCCGAGGGCGTGACCGGAACCTTGGTGATTTTTTCGCCGCGCCGCTCCGCTCGCCAGCACACCCATATCCTAAGCGCCCGCAACTCAGGCGGGGCGCTGTTAAATTTATTTGACATTGTGCCGCCCCGTTAAATCAAAGCGACAGAATCAGCCGGCTATTTCAATCCCGCGCTTTTTCGCCCGAAAACGGATTGCATCGCGAACGGTTTCAGATAACGTAACCGGGCCGCCGCGCTCCAATGAGAGCGCCTGACGAATCGCTTCAAGCAGCGCCACGTCATTCGGATCGCACATGAGACCCGTTCGGAGGTTGACATACTTCGAATCTTTCGCCGGCTTAATCTTCTTGGCAACACGCGCCATGTTAGATTCCTTTGTGTGAGTGTGGGCGCACAGGATTAGAGATAAAAATTTTTCGTGTCAATTACAAAAATAATTTGACAACGATTTTAGACGGGGGTAGAAAGAGCGTGCAAGCCGCAGATGGGCAATGCATTTTAGTTGTATCGAAGGGGGACAACATGACTTCGGGCGCTAAAGACGCCCACAAGGGCCTGGGTAAGCCGTCACAAACTGCCCGCTAATTTCTAGTTGACGTGAAAGGGAAGTCCAATGTCTGACGTGAAAGTGAAAGCAACTGATCTTGTGTCGCGTTGGGAGCGGGCTAAGAGCGCGCTCGACGCTGCGAAGAAACTTGAAAGCGAATTGCGCGAGGAAATTGTTTCTGCGCACTTTCAGCAAAACTCCCCAGGAACGCATCATTTCGACACGTCGGATGGGCGCGATCTGGTTTGCGTTAAAAAGCTCAATTACAAGCTGGACAGGGAGGCGACCGCACAGGCGCAAACTGAGATCGCCGCCATTATCGGGAATGAGCTTGCCGGCCGGCTTGTCAACTGGAAACCTGATCTGGCGCTCAAAGAATATGGTCAGCTACCGGACGCGGCGCGCGCGATCATAGACCGTGCGCTGACGATCACGCCGGCAACGCCTACACTCGAATTGAAAGTGAAGAAGTAATCTGCACGCTGCATCATGTGCGTGATTCTCCCTCACCTATTGATGTAGAGCCGGCTGCGGCAACGCGAGGCCGGCGCTTACAAGGATAGAACATGGTCAAGCTCACAAACACAAGCGCGGCGTGCGACCGCAGCGGCGTCAAATGCGTAGTCTTCGGAAAGCCCAAGACAGGCAAGACCACACTCATCAAGACGGCCCCCGCGCCAATTATTTTTTCTTCCGAGCGAGGGCTGCTCCCGCTTCGCGGCGAGAAAATTCCTGTCGTCGAGATTGTGTCCTACAAGGATTTAGAGGACGCCTTCGCTTGGATCGCAACGAGCGCGGAAGCGCGCGACTACAAGACTGTGTGCGTCGATTCTGTTTCTGACATTTCCGAAGCAGTTCTTATGGTGGAGAAGCGCACTAATCCGAACAAGTCGAACAAGTGGGGACCATATGACAAGCTTGTTGACTTGATGACAGAACGTCTTCGCGACGCGCGCAACATGCAGGGGCGCAATTGGTATCTGGTCTGCCAAGAGGAAATTGTAGCCATGCCGGAAGGCGGAAAAATGGCTGTTCCATCGCTACCGGGAAAGGCGCTGCTACAAAATCTCCCATATTTGTTCGACGGCATATTTCAATACGTTCTTTACGTCGATCCGGCGACAGGACAGGAGCATCGCGCACTTAAAACGCGTGGAGACAACGTAACAATGGGAGGTGATCGATCAGGCATGTTGGACGCTTGGGAACAACCGCACTTGGGGAACATCTTCGCCAAGATGCTCAGCTAAGAGTGTGCGATGCGAACAATCGAATGGAAGCTATGCACTGGTTATGTCGGCGCGACGCATGAAGGCTCATTCGAGGTCGAAGACGACGCAACCGACAAGGAAATCGACGATATGGTTCAAGAGGAAGTCTGGAGTCATATCGAGATTAACTGGTATGAGAAAAAGGAGAACTGAAACATGGTCGCTTTTCAATTCAACGCATCTGGGGTCACGCCGCGCTACAGCGCGAGCGATGGACTGCCCCACGGCAAGCATCCGGTCATCATTTCGGCGAGCGAGTTCCGCCCGACGAAGGATAGCACTCCAAACGATCCTCGTTCGATGCTGGTTTTCACGCTTGAGGCTATCGACGGCCCGGCGAAGGGCGGCAAGCAGACGGATCGCTTGAACCTTCAGCATCCTAACCAGCAAGTTGTCAACATCGCCTACAGCCAACTTGCGGCCTACTGCGCCGTTACCGGCCGACAGGGGTTTAACGACACGTCCGAACTGCACAATATCCCGTTCATGATCGAGGTCGGCCCGCAGAAAAACAACCCGGAATATTCCGAAGTCAAGGGCGTCTACTTCACGGATGGCCGCGACGCAGCCTCGGGGGCGGCTCCGGCAAGCCCTCCGTTTGCCCAGCCTGCGGCTCCGCAGATGGGCGGCCAAGGTTCACAACCGTTCCAACAGCCTTCGGGGGCTACTCAAAATTCTATAGCTGGCCCCCACGCTGGTATTGCGACGACTGCATTCCCTTCTAGCGCTCCGCAGCAGTTTCAGCCGGGCCCGGCTCCCGCCGGCGCGGCCCCTCCCTGGGCGCGCCAGTAACGACGCGCTCGCGCCCACACGGTCTAGGTTCTGAGTAACCGTGTGGGCTTCTCTTTGGAGTAAGAAAATGGCTGATGTTTTTACCGAAGCGGATCGTTCTCATATCCTCACTATTCGCTCGCATAAATCCCTTCGTGTTCTTGAGCTATGGTTGGGGGAAAGGGATTACAACAACGTCTTTCCGTTCCTAGAGGACCGGCGCGGGCAACGCATGATTGGCCTTAACTGGAAATATCCCAACGGGACTTACGAAAAGCGCGGGCTTGTGGTCGTCACAGATTTAGACGTGCTGCCGGATGCGGTAGAGGTCTGCAACAAGGGGCGGAAAAATGGAGCTTGACGCCGCCGCACGCCTCGCCCTCGCCGAGGATATTAAGACAAAGATTACAAGATATCGAGAAGAAACTGAGCACGGAAAATTTTACGTCTATGTAAAATTTCATCCTAGAACATTTCTCCCTATTTATATAGGGAAAGGTTATGGTGATCGCTGGCGGCAGCCTGCGTCGCGCTATCGACATAACCAGCGTCTTCACCGTGTTTTAACAAAATATGGTGATGCCCCCACAGTTCGAGTCTTGCGCGGGCTGGCGGAGAATGAAGCGCATGAAATGGAGCGGGTATTAATTTCTAAATTTGGAAGGACGCCCTTCGGGCCATTGTATAATGCGACTGACGGCGGAGAGGGTGCTGTGGGGGCCGTTAGATCACCAGAAACTCGCGCAAAAATGTCAAAGGCAAAGACCGGTATCGAGTTTAGTTTAGAGCATAGACAAAAATTAGGAGCGGCGAAGGCGGGTAAACCGTCACCGCTAAAAGGCCGCGCGTCACCTTTACGCGGCAGAAGCCGCCCACCTGAGTTTGTAGAGAAACTACGGGCAGCGCTCGCCAATCGTGGTCCACACTCAGCGGAAACTAAAGAAAAGATGCGCGCCGCCTGGGTGCGTAGAAAGGCGAGAAAAGAAAATGGCGACTAACGTAACCAGTGAGAGCGTCAAGAAGGATATAGACGATTACTGTGTGCGCTCCTATAGCGATGGCCACCGTTCGCATCTTGGCGCATCACTCATAGGTCACGAATGCCCGCGATATCTTTGGTATGTCTTTCGATGGGTAAAGTGCGAACAATTTAGTGCAAGGATGCTTCGTCTTTTTCAGCGCGGCCACCTGGAAGAGGCGCGTTTTATTGAATATTTGCGCGGCGCGGGATGGGAAGTCTCAGACGCAACGCCCACAGGTGGACAGCATCGCGTTTCGGCTGTTATGGGCCACTTTGGCGGCTCTCTCGACGGGATCGGACGCCCCGAGGAGAAGTTGCACAGCATCGAAGACGACGCCGACGCATTTCTGCTTGAGTTCAAAACCAGTGGCACTGGATCAGCGTTTAAGGCTCTTATAGATACGGGCGTCCGCCGGGCCAAGCCCCAACATTGGGCGCAGATGTGTGTCTATGGCGCGCTGCGAAAGCTGAAAAAGGCAATATACATTTCAGCCTGTAAAAACGACGACGATCTGCACACAGAAGTCGTCGAACTCGATTGGAACTATGGAAACGAACTTGTGGGAAAAGCCCACAGCATAATCATGTCGCAGGAACCGCCAGCGCGACTAGCGCAGACGCCGGCGTTTCACGTATGCAAATATTGTCACTTTCAAGGAATTTGCTTCCGCGATGAGCCAATGGAGCGGAACTGTAGGACGTGCGCACATGCTGCGCCGGTTGAGGGGGCGCATTGGTATTGCGGAAAATACTTTAATACGATCCCCAAGGATTTTCTGAAAACCGGCTGTGACGTGTGGGAGCAGATATCATGACAAAATCTCAAAGCGAAGCCTTGAAGTGGTTTCAAGAGCGTGGAGGCGACGGGGTGTTTGATAAATGCGGCGTGCTCCTAGTTCGCGGGGAAAGAGCGCCTTTTATGCGTTCTACTTGGAACAGTCTTCGCGACATAGGAAAAATTGAATTTTATTTAAAAAATAAACGCGTGAGGATAGTTGCGTGAGATTGCGCGATTATCAACTTGCCGCGATCCAGGGCGTTTACGATAGGATTATTGAGGGCGCGAGCGCGCCTTTGATCGCGGCCCCCACAGGCGTAGGCAAGAGCGGCGTGGTTGCGGGACTTATCTATCGAACATGCACGGAATACCCGCAGACTCGGCACCTTATCCTCTCACATACTAAGGAAATTCTGGAGCAAGACTATGGAGCACTTCGCCGCCTTTGGCCCACTGCGCCCGTTGGCCTGTTTAGCGCTGGCCTTAATCGTCGCGACACTTTGCATCCTATCATCATTGGTGGCTGTGCTAGTGTTCGGAACTGTGTGGAGCGCTTCGGGCGTCGTGACTTTTGTATTATCGACGAGGCGCATCTTCTCTCCCCTACTGCGGAGACAACTTACCAGAAAATAATTGCCAAACTGAAAGAAGCTAATCCTAATCTGATCGTTGTGGGACTAACGGCTACGCCGTATCGGCGAGGAATTGGCTCGCTTTTGAACGGCGGAATTTTCGACAGTATGGCGATTGATCTGACCGACGCCAAAAGTTGGGCGCGGTTCATT